ACACAAGGTACTGTATCGTAATAATTTATGTCAGTAATTGACAGAGTCAAAACTCATTTTGAAACTCTTAAAACGATCACGATTGAAGTTGAGGAGTGGAAAGATGAGAATGGAAATGCGTCTGTCTTTTATTCAGAACCTTTAACTCTTGAAGAAAAAAATGTTATCTTTAAAAAATCAAATAACTTTCAAGATTTAACAGTATTAGTTGATTTACTAATCATGAAGCTCATGGTTAAAAATGACAAAGGCGAAATGAAAAAAGCTTTTGAACCTGAAGATAAATTCTCTTTAAGAAAAAAAGCAGACTCCAATGTTATTGCAACAATAGCCAATCGAATCCTTGCCGATACCAATTACGAGGAAGCCGAAAAAAAGTAGATAGCGACCCTGACATCAGGTCGCAATTAGCAGTTGCCGACAGACTTCACATTACACTTCAACAAGTTTTAGAAATGCCTGTAAGCCATTATAATTTATGGTTAGCTTACTTGAAAAAAGAACAAGATGAGTATAAAAGTCAAGAGAGGATGGCTAAACATAAAAGGTAATAAATGACACAAAAACTTAATATAGACATAGTTGCAAAAGATAGGTCGAAACGAGCATTAAAAGGTTTGCAAGGAAGCTTGGGTAGAATAAAAGCTTCTGTTTTTAATTTAAGAAATGCCTTTATTGGTTTGGGTGCTGGTCTTGCTATTAGAAGTCTAGTTAATACAGGAAAAAATTTAGAAAACTTACAAGTCAAATTAAAATTCTTATTTGGTACAGCAGAAGAGGGTGCAAAAGCTTTTGATGAAATGGCGAAGTTTGCCGCAAAAGTTCCTTTTTCTTTAGCAGAAATACAACAAGGTGCTGGTGTTCTTGCAGTTGTTAGTGATGACGCAAAAGAAATGGCACATCTAATGAAGATTACTGGTAATGTTGCCGCAGTTACAGGATTAGATTTTAAAACAACAGCCGAACAAATCCAAAGGTCAATGTCTGCTGGTATATCAGCCGCAGATTTATTTAGAGATAAAGGTGTTAAATCAATGTTAGGATTTAAAGCTGGTGCGGCAGTATCAATAGAAGAAACAGCAGCCGCATTTGATAGAGTCTTTGGAGAGGGTGGAAAATTTGATGGAGCAACTGATGAATTAGCCAAAACTTTAACAGGAACTCTCTCAATGATAGGCGATAAAGTTTTTAACTTTAAAAGAACTTTATTAGATGCTGGTTTCTTTTCTGAACTTAAAAGACAATTTGGCGATCTCAATAAATCATTAGAAACAAATTCACAATTATTAGATGATATTGCAATTACTGTTGGAACAACTTTAGGTGTTGCGGTTGAAAAACTTGCTGGTGGATTAAAATTTATAGCACAAAATATGACAGCAGTAATGGAGGTATTTAAAGTATTAATTTCATTAAAAATTGCGGCTATGTTTTTAAGGTGGGGAAGAGCATTAGTTCCTATTGTTGTTTCATTAACAGCTATGACTGCTTTAACCGGTAATATTGTTGCTATTGGTTTAGCGGCAACTGCCGCAGCAGCCGCATATTTCGCTTTAGGTTATGAAATTGATAAAATCGAAGAAAAGATTAGTAAAAATTTAATTAAACATAAACAAAATTTTGATTTTGAAGATGCTAAAGTTCAAGCTATTCTTAAATCACAAGAGGGCATAACAAAAGAAGTTGAAAAACAAATAGAACCAGTTAAAAAAATTGGAGAAGAATTTAGAAGAATCAATGAGGGTGCTATTGCTAAACTTGATAAACAAATCAAAAATATCAATACGACTATTGCAACAGGCATTAGTAGCGGTATTACAAAAATGTCAGATGGATTAGCAAGGTCTTTAATACTTGGAGAGAAACTATCAGATACATTTAGAAAAATGGCAAGTGAATTATTAGTTAGAATTTTAAGCACTACCATAGAAGTTATTGTTAGAAAAGGTGTTGAACTTGCTATTGAAAAATTAATTACAAGAGAAAAAGCAAAACAATGGGCTTTTGAGGATGCTAAAACAAAATCTAATTTATTAAATACAGGCATGAGTTTTCTAGGATTACAACATGGTGGAGCAGTATCAAAAGGCACACCAACTCTTGTGGGAGAACGAGGTGCTGAAATGTTTATTCCTAATACAACAGGACAAATAACACAATCTGCTAGAGGAACTGGTGGAGGTAGTGTTAATGTGAATTTCCATATATCAACCATAGACTCCAGAGGTTTTGATGAAGCTTTAGTAGCCAATAGAGGAACAATCGCTTCTATTATTAATAATGCTATGAATGAAAAAGGATCAAGAGGTGTCGTATAATGAGTGGTGCATTTCCAATATCAACTTCTAAATTTTCAACAATGGGTATTCAATCTATCCAACCCACACTTATTTCTAAATCTATAAGTGGAAAAAAATTATCAAGAACGATTGATGCTCAAAGATGGGCATTTACTATTTCTATTATTACATCAACTAGAGCAACTGCTTACGGAGAGTTAATGGCTTTTATCGTTAAGCAAAGAAGCGGAAAAGAAAACTTTACGATTATTCCTCCAGAATTAGAAGATGCTAGAGGTAATATTAGTGGAACTGTTTTAGTTAATGGTGTTCACGCAGTTGGAGATACAACGATTGCTGTTGATGATATGACAGGATCGTTAAAAGCTGGAGATTATTTAAAATTTGCACATGACAAAATTTATATGGTGGTTGCAGATGTTACAGCCGATGGTTCAAATGAAGCAACAATAACAATAGAGCCACCTCTCACAACTGCTTTAGCGGATGATAGTTCGGTTACTTATGACAACGTTCCTTTTACAGTTCATCTAACCAATGATATGCAAGAATTCGGAGTTGTAGGAGTTGATAAAGACGGAAACCATTTATACAAATTTGAATTTGATGTGGAAGAAACTTTATAATTTTATAACGAAAGGAGGATATATGCCAAAGAAAAAGAAGAAGAAAAAAGGCAAGAAGAAGAAGAAAAAAGGCAACAAAAAGAAAAAAAGAAAATAGATATTAGATGACGCAATATCTTGTGAAGTATTGGATCAATGTTGATATGTTGGCTGAAGAAGTAGTAGATAGCGAACACATTAACATTGATACTAATGATTTAGGAAAGTTTAGAAATCCTAGTAAAAATGCTAAATATAAAATATTAGATAGTATTAAGGTGCAACGAACAAGTTACGAAAAATATGACAAGAAGCTTAACATCAGGAGTAAAGACACATCTAGCAACAAATGAAATTAAACCTGTTCATTTGATTACGATTGGCTTTGGCACACCAATAAATATTACCGATTGCGTACACGATCTCACTTCAAGTATTTCAGGTTCTAGTGTTACCTATTCATCAAGTAGTTTTTTAGTTAATATTCCATCCTATTCAGAAGAAACTGATATTAATAAATCCAGTTTAACCATCGCATTATCCGGTGCAAATCAAACCTATATTTCAATCGCTTTAGCAGAAAATATAGTAAATGATGCTGTTACTATTTATCGAGCATTTTTAGATGCTAACAATGCCATTATTGCTGATCCTTTTTTATTATATAAAGGAACAATCGAAACGTATGCTATTCAAGAAACCAATACGGATTCAGTATTAAGTTTAAATATTGTTTCTCATTGGGCTGATTTTGAAAAGAGATCAGGAAGAAAAACAAACAATACATCCCAACAACGATTCTTTAGTGCAGATACAGGCATGGACTTTTCAAGTGAAACTGTTTTAGATATTAAGTGGGGTAGAGCATAATGAAAGATATAATCAATTTATTTAGACTCTTTGATAAGTATGCTAATTTTTCTGATAAAGAATTAAGTAATTATTTAGCACCTAGTATTTATTATAATCAATATAAAAAACACTATCACAAAGAACAATTAATAGGATTTACAAATTGGGCATTAATATCCAATGAAGTAGAAAATAAATTTATGAAAAGTCAGCCATTACATTTAATAGATTGGAAAAGTGGAAACAATATATGGCATATTGAAACTGTGTGTACTATGAATTTACCTGAAATAATTGCTTGGACTAAAAATAATCTAGCCACTAATTATGGAATAAATCAAACAATTAAATGGGCAAGAATAGAAAACAATACAATTAAATCTATTCAAACAGTTAAATCAAAGGAGAGTTGGTTATGGGCGGTATAGTAGATGCGGCAGTAGGCCTTTATCAAGGTGCTAAAAAAGTTGTTTCAGCCACTAAAGCTTTTAAATTTTTAAAAGGAGCCGGAATCAACCCTTGGGTTGCTCTAGCTATCTTTGCGATTGGCTGGTTATACTACTCAACAAGAAAACCTGAAAGCCCTGACTTTGGAGATAGCGATTTTAATAAT